TCAGAGAATATTTCCATTATGGACGTGAAAAATATGATGAAATGCGTCTAAAATTATTGATGGTAGTGGCAAAACATGAATTAAAACCATATATGCCGGAAGGTATTCTCCCTCGTTATGAATATGAGGAAGAAAGATTTCTGAAAGGTGTCATGGAATTATAACGTTTGTTGACTTCCCGTCCTTGAGTAAGACATAAAACTGCTCACGTTATCATACGAGACATGGTCCATTAACATATGGTTAAATGTTAGGTTGGAAGTTTTTTCCAGAAAAGACTTAAAGTAGGAATTATCCGCCTTTTAAAACAACCAAAATAATATCATCCACTGGTTTACCGCTCGTTAATAAAATATAACGTCTATATATTGATGAGCCAGGCTTTGGATGTTTCAGGGTGCTTCTCGAAAGAAAGTATTGCCAATGGCGCGCTTCCCAAGCGAAAAGATGTTCTGTGACATAGTTTAATCCTGACTATGTTTACTTGTATATAAGGATTACTGAAAATATATATAATACCAACCCAACCCAAAACCATGAAACTGTGAAATTCATGGATATAGAAAACCAATGGATAGCTAGTAAAGAAACTTCTCCTGATGCTTCATTTACTACAGCTTTCACGCCTGATATGGAACCCAACGAATTCTTTTCAAGACCACTATTGATAGGATCCTATACATGGAATATTAGCATTATAGATAAATTTTACCAAGCTTTAGATGTTTGGTCATTGTTTTTCCAAAATAAGCGTGTTGCAAATAGGTTAACAAACTACAATTTGGCACACACTAATCTACATGTTAAAATTACCATTAATGGTAATGGATTTTACTTTGGTAAATTGATTGCTCATTATGTACCTCTAGTCAATTATGACAAGGTCACAGTTTTAGATGGACTGATTGAGGAAAATCGCATATTAGCTTCCCAACACTTACACGTTTATATTGATCCAACTACATCACAAGGAGGAGAAATTATTTTGCCGTATTTGTGGTCTCATGACGCCATAAATTTGCCAACCGGTGATTTCTCCAACTTAGGGAAGCTGTATATTCGTGAGTTTGTACCATTACAACACGCTAATGGAGGCACAAATCCAGTCAATGTGTCTGTGTATGCTTGGGCCGAAAATATGAAGTTATCCTGTGTTACAACTAATTCCATTAGTGGATTAGTAGCACAAGCTGACGAATATTCTACGAATCCTATTTCTTCTACAGCTACTGCTGCAGCAAAGATTGCTGGACGTTTGTCGGTCATTCCAACCATAGCACCATACGCTAAAGCAACTCAGATTGCATTAAACATGGTATCTGGTGTGGCCAAAGCTTTTGGGTACTCAAGACCTGCTGTTATACAAAACATTACTCCCATGATCCCACAATTAATAGGTCCCTTGGCAAATTGTGATCGTGGTGATAATGTGACTAAACTCACAGTTGATTCTAAACAAGAACTTACTCTAGACCCTCGAACTCTTGGTTTGGGTTCTGAGGATGAATTATCTCTGGCTTTCATTGCGGCTAAAGAGACTTTTCTTACTTCTTTTAATTGGAATCAGAGTGAAGCTTCTGGTACTTTTAAATGGAATGCTTTAGTAGGTCCATGTTATTATACAACAGCTTCTGAGACTGGACAAGTTTACGTTCCTTCATGTACTTTTGCAGCATTGCCTTTTAAGTATTGGCGTGGTACTATGAGATATCGATTTCAAGTAGTTAGCTCAAACTTTCACAGAGGTCGTCTTAAAATAGTATGGGATCCTGGTTACATTGCTTCTGATGAATCCAATGTGCTCTTTACTCGTGTTATTGACATTGGTGAAAATAAGGAATTTGTTGTTGATATAGGTTGGGCCAATGAGCGTTCATATTTGGAAACTCGAACAGTATCTAAAACAGTTAATTATTATAGCACTACTAGATATACTTCACTTTATCGTTATAGATATAATGGAGTTATTGGAGTTTATATTCTTAATGAACTCTCTACTCCTACAAATATTGCAGTAGATCAAAATGTTGCTGTTAATGTTTTTGTTTCCATGCAAGATGCACAATTTGCAGTTCCTTCATCATACAACATAGAAACTATAACCTATTTACCAAATACATTTGTTGCCACACAATCCAATGAGGAGGACTTAGTAAATGAATCTAATGAACCTTCAAAGGCTTCCAGTGAAGATTTGATTTGTGTCAATGATGTTGACAATCACATTAATGAAGTTTATTTTGGTGAGCATATTTCCTCATTTCGAACATTGCTCAAAAGATATAATTTACACTCCATTAAATATTTAGCTGGACCTACAGGTACAAAAGTCTGGTATGAAATTGTATCCAATTTTCCTGCATTCAAAGGGTATACCACGAGTGGTGCTAATACTAAACCTGCTACACCACAAAATTATTGTAGTACAACTCTGCTTAATTATCTCGCACCTGCATTTTGTTGTCTTCGTGGGGGTATAAGATATAAATATGTTTTGACTTCCACTGACACCACTAATTCAACCATTTTGTCTGCAACTAATTATGCACAAGAGTATATTGTATCTACGATAGGTGAATATGCTTTGGATGGCACAACAGATGATGCGCTGGGTTTACAACTAATGAATATAAATCACAGGTATTTGA